CGCTTGTTGAACGACCTGAAAGACAACCCGGAGGTTAAAAAATGGCTGGCTACCCGCCTCCCGTCCCCACCGTAGACCGGCGCTCCATGAAAGAAATCATGGGGCACCCCGGCCCGTACACTTGGCAGAGCGCAGCGTTGCGCGCCGCCATAGTCATCGACGGGTACTACCAGCGGGCCGACCCGTCACCCCGACCGGCGTTACAAAACTTGCGCGCCTACTTGGATTACATGGTCCGCGAACAAGACGGATCATGGCTGGCGTGGGCCGGACTGGCCGAACGGGACGTACACACCGCGATGGAACATGGTGCTAAATCGTGGACAACCGGCAAAGGACGCCCGCGGGCCAAACAGCTAATCGGGTTCCTAGCTGAGAAACAGCGAGCCTACGGGCATGACAACATTCTACGATTCGGTGTGACCGGCCTGCTGGTCCGCTGCCACGACAAGGTGGCTCGCATGGAGAACCTGACCGGACAGTACAACCCGGAATGGGAACCGTTGGACGACACGTTCAAAGACCTGATGGGTTACGCCATCATCGGCATCATGCTGGACTTCGGGACGTTTACCCTACCCCTCGGGGGGGAACTCGGTGAGGCAAGCGTCCAACATGCCCATCAGCCCAGCGACCCAACATCCGAATGAGGACTGCGCCCCGTCGCTGCCGTCCATCCCCGCGAAATACGCGCCGATAAGCTCGTCGGCCTCCTCGGAGTCGAACACCAACAGCAACCCCAACTGGCCGTCCGACGACCACTTGGCGTGCGTCCCATCCGCTGTGTCCAACAGGTTGGATGTTGCTTCCAGAGTGGAGTAGATTTCCTTAGAGATTTTCCACCCCTCGTTGGCGAGGAAACTCTGCCACTTCTGGTCAACGTCCAAGCTGTCGTCCACGACTACGCCGTGACGTGATCCTGAGCGTACGTTTTGATGACTGACAGCGCGGCAGCAATACCAGCCACCAATGCCGCTTTGGCCGAAGCCAAATCGGACACCACGAACACCGCCAGAAAAGATTGGGCTAGCGTCCACGCTGCCCGTTCCAAAAGATTCCTCATTTTTTCTTCCCCTTGTTAGACCTACGCGCATGGTCATGCGCTATCGCAGCAGCCTGATCCCGAGGGTAACCCTCAGCTATCAGAGTGCCAATATTTTTAGAAATCGTTTTCTGATCTCTGCCCTTTTTGAGAGGCATGATCTAATACCGGGGCCGCGGCCTCTTTTTCTTCCCCGCCACGGTTAGTCGTTTTCGTCAAACTTGGCGCGCATCCCGTTAGCCATACGCAACATGGCGTCACCAGTCAGTGTTCCGAGGTTCGCCGTGGGGCGCACCACCCGGTCCACTAGAACACGGCCCACCTGTACCAGCTTCGGTGTCGAACCGTCCTTCATGGCGTCCTACTTCCCGAACGGGCGGCCACCATTAGCGGCGTTGCCCAACTTGGTGTTCCGCAAATACGCGGCTGCTTTCTTAGCCTTCTGACTCATGTCCCACATGTTAAACGAGGACGACGAATCGTAAGGCTGATCGTTCTGAGAACCGAAAGTGTCCTCAAACGTCGTGTAACCTCTGCCCTTTGGCATATGTTTCCTTACTGTAAGAACAAGGCACCGAACGTGTCACCGTCCACCACCCCGTTTGCTTTCAGAAACCCCTGCGATTCCTGAAACTCTCTCACCGCTGCTTTCGTGCGGCGACCGTAAATGCCGTCCACCACCCCGGCATCAAAACCCCGACCGTTCAACTGGCCTTGAACCAACCTGACCGGCAGCCCACGCGCCCCCCGCTTAAGCGGAGCCGCCTCCACCTGCTTGCGAAGATCTCTGAAATACCTGACGATCGCGTCCCAATCAACAGCAGCGGGTTCCTTCGCAGCGTGCATACCAGCCTCAACCCAGTTCCCCAACCAATCACCCGGACAGGTCGTGGACCCCTTACGGCGGTGTGTTTCAACCCACAGTCCCTTACCGAACCACCCCTCGGCTTCGTGGACTATCGTCTGGATCGACTCAAGAACATTCGCATTAGGCTGTTTAAAGCCGTACCCGGTGAAACACACTGACACTGATCTGCTGTTCCACCCTTTGGTGGCCGCTCCACGCGACACCCATCCTCGTCCTTCAAAGATCGTCCCCGTTTCGTCCACCAACCAGTTGTAACCAATACCATCCCAGCCCTTACCGAGATGGTGGCGTTCAAAGGCTTTCACCGCGCCGGACCCTCTCGGCCCGTCCTCAACGCCGGAGTGGTGGATTACAACCCCTTGTACCCGTTGCGAGTTCAACCTGTCGAACCCTCCTGCGGGTGGTGGGGCTGCTCCCCATTCGTGGCGTGAAAGATACTTCATCATCTAATACCCCGTTTTGTCCCGTTACCGCTGTGGATACATTAAATCCTGCAAGTCTTGCAAGGCGTCTGTCTGAGCCCATTTCTGGCTTGCTTGCCAACGGTACTGCACATCGGGGGTGTTGAACTGGACATTCAACCCGCCGAAAAACGACATGAGGGCAGTCAACTGGCGTTTCTGATAACGCTCCTCGTTCGGCCAGATGCGACGCAACTGTCCCAACACTGGGAGCATGTTCCCCACCGCGTAAATGTGATGGTCGCGCATACGCCACTCGCCGCTCAACGGATCTTTCTTCGCCATCCCCACCGTGCTCAACAACGGCATCAAAAACTTCATCGCCGTCAAAGGTTTCGGCACCGTCTGGTACTTGCCTCGGAACGGAATGCCCGCACCCATCTGGTGCTTCGTCAAAACCTCAATGGGGGTTTTGACCACAGGTGAAAGCTGCCACAGCAAAGAGCGCAACGCCCCCTCTGGACCCTCCGCCCCCGTTGGGTCCAACCGCAACAAATCTTGGAACGGCAAATCCGGCACGCTGTACACTGTCGCTCCCTTACGGGAGAACGGCATCCTGATACCGAACGGCTCCAAATAGTAGTCGGGGACAACCCCCTCCTCTTTGGTTCCCAACTCCAAGTTGCGTTTCGCTGCCATCAACCGGTTGTACTTGTACGGGTGAGCGCCCAACTGCTTCAACTGGTACGGGACGTTCTTCCGCGTCCAAGTGTAAAACGGCACGAACCGGCGCACCCACTCTTGCTCAAAGCGGGTTAGCTCACCGTAATCGAACTGCGACTTGGCGATCCGACCCAAAGCGTCATCGAACGACCCGCCGTTCTTCAACGTGTCCATCCCAACACCCAACCGGATCATGTCCTCCACCCAGCCGTTAGCTTCCCGTATCCCCTTGTAATAGAGGAAGTTGGAAGACCACGGGGCGAACGTCACACGCCTCACCTTTTTACTACCCGGTGCCCCGAAGACGTAATCCAACGTTTTCAACCCCCCGATAGTTTGCTGCATCTCCACGGCAGTCACCGCCTGCCCACCACCGCGAACCCCGCGCTCCAACAAACCAACATAATCGTTGAACAAAGCGTCGTCTTTAGCCAACTCACGGGCCGCGTCGATAAACGACATCGGCCTCCCAGCCTCAAGCGACTTATTGGCGTGCGACCACACGCGCCGCGTCATCGCCCCCGCACGAATGATCTCCGAAGGAGCAACCCCGTCCAACCACGCGTTGAAGAACGCACCCATAATGTTCCTTTGCACGAAACCGGGTGTGGCGATCATGCCTGCTTTCAGGAAGTTCTGAAACTTGTCCCACGTTTGCCAAAACACACTGTCGCGGCTAGCGAACTGGGCCGGATCGTTGACCCGAGCGAACCCTTCGATCAACGCTGAGAACTCGTCATCCCACGGTGCGCCACCTGCCATGCCGCCCACCCCGCCGTTACCCGGCGGCACCCGTCCACCACCACCCGGTGGCATCCCAGCACCCCGTTGCGCCCCCCCACGGGGACGCCAAGTATCCCAGTTAGTGAGCATGTCGCGGACCATCAAAGCCGCAGTGGGGACATTCGTTGGAATCCCGAACAACTTGCCGGGGATCTCATCCACCACCACCCCCTTGGCTTCCATCGGGGCCTGAGCAGTGGCAATATCAATAGCGTCACGCGCCTGAGCGCGGGACGTTATCAAAGCAGCGTCCGCCAAATCTGTTTCCCCGAGCAAACTCAACTGCTGGTATGCCTCAAAATCGTCGGCACCCTTAGTGACAAGATCAGTGGCCATCTCGTCCAACGCCCCGGCTTGTGCCACATCCTCAGATACCTGCTCCCCGGTGCGTCGTGCCACGCCACGCGCCGCGTCAGCCAACGTGGGCTGCGCCAGCACCGCTTCAGCCCCGACCCGCTGTGTGGCCTCCCCGACCGCCGTGGCAGCCTCGCTGAGTGCCTGCTGGGTTTGCTGCGGGGTGGGTACCCCGTCGATGAACTCGTTGTGGCGTACCACCTCGTCAATGGCTGTTATCTCATCTAGTTCGTTTTTGAACTTGGCGATGGGCTTGAACCTTTGCACCCCCGGTGTGCCGGTCACAGCGCGCCCCAAGTCGTCCATCGCCTGAACTGTGCGGTCTGCGAGTTTGATCCGTTCAGCAGCTTGGGTTATCAGCGGGGCTATTTCGTTCCGCATGGTGTCGATGTTGTTGGTTACGTTGGCGACCATCGTGTCGAACGCCTCGTCCAAACCTTGATACGTCGCCGCTGGCGTTTGGGAAGTAGGTTGCCTGACCATTTCCACCATACCCTCACGGGCTAGCATGGATAGGTCAAGGGGGGTTTGTTGCGCTGCCGTGGAAACGGGAGCAGCCCCTCGCGGCACCTGAACAAACCCAGCGTTCTCGTACAAGCGGATCAGGCTGCGCCGGTCTTTCGCCACGTCGGCAACAACCGTTATCCCCTCGTCGGTCATCTCGTCAACTATTTGTTTCACTTTGCGTAGAACGGGCCTCGCCCACGCCGCGCGCTGTCTTACTGGCGCTTGTTGTAGAGGAGTTTTTTCAAATAGACCAGCACCGAATGTCTCTTTGGGGTTCCAACTGATTTCCGCAACCCGTTCGCCGTGGGAGCGATACCACGGGTGGTTATAGTTGATAGTGATTTCACCGAGAGGCCCGTATGTCGGATCAGGGACATCTATTTTTTCCGCAAACCGGTCTAAGTCAACCAGTTGTTCCCCGTAAGACATCTCATCGACCGATTTACCCGTGCCTACGTCTGCCTGCCGTTGAGCATTAGTATTTAATAGTTTTCGGGTCCACGGCCCCGGTGGTGCCGCGTCCGCTGCCCGCATTACCCGACTTGCTTCCAGTTGTTGAACCGGGCGCAACGCCTCAACCTCACCGCGGATCTGAGTCAAACGCGCAGCCAACCCGTCCGCCTCCTCAATCAGATCATTAACCTCTTTCGGCACCCGATAGCTACCGTCAGCGACCCGCTCCGCGCTGGGACGAATCTCATCCAACCGCTCACCGATCTCCTCCCACCGGTTGCGAATAATCTTCGTTTCAGGAACAGCCTTAGCGACCTGCAACTGTGCGCGTCGCCA